GGTCCCCGTCGGAATGGCCGCCGGTGTCGTGATGTCGGCGACCACCATGAACGGCAGCCACCATGTCGGAGTGGCCGCGAAATTCAGCGTTGGATTGCCCGCCGCCGTCGTGCCATTCGTGACGGTCGGGTTGGTGCAGGTGGCGGTGGCGTTCTTCGACGCGGTGATCTGATACGAGGTAGCGCCCGTCACCAAGGTGACCGGGTAGAGCCCGAACAGGATCAGGCCGCCGATCGACACCGGGACATTGAAGAACACGCTGTCATTGACGCTGATGCCGCTGGCATTCGGATCAACGATGGCGACGGTCGGGCTGTTGATCGTGGTCGAGATGTTCGGCGGTATGTCTGAAGTCAGAGTTTCCGGCGAAATGTCGGCAAGCTGGCCGCCCCTGAGCTTAGCAAGCTGCGTCGTGGTGCCGATCGCCAGATACTTGTTGTTGTTCAGGTCCTGCCACGAATGCAGCTCGCGCGGAACCCCGGAGACCGAGAACGGATAAAAGCGGAGCCAGCCGCCTAACTTCTGGATCAGAGAATCGCGGAAGCGAACGAGGCTGGAGACGGCATAGCTCGCGCGCAGAGTCGTGGGCGTCTTTTCGACATTGACGCCGGGCTGCAATGTGACTGAGCCGAAGGCCATGAGATCACGTCTTGATCAGCGGCAAGAACGAGATGATCGAAGGTTGAACATTTTGCGAGCCGCCAGAGCCAAAACTGCTTATGTTGACACCGATGCCGGTAGAAGCCGGATCAGTGGTAACGCTGGCGCTGGTGGCGCTCCCCAAAAGATTGCTGTTGCCGGCGCCACCCGTGTTCGCGCCTACAAGCCTGGGAACACTAACATTATGACTGTGTTGGGGGTCGCTGACAGATGCGCCATGGTTGTGACTTTGCAAAAACTGATCGCCCCCGTGATCTCCCATGCCGTCGCCGATAACACTGCTCAGGCGCCCAGTGGCAGCGCCCGGGTCATAGGCGATGCGCGCTCTTTCCCGCTCGTCGGGAACATTGAAGTTGAGGCCCGGGGTCCCCCCGAATTTGGTCCCGATCACACCGGCCAGGGTTGGAAAGGCCGCGTTGGTGTAGTTTGTACCATCTTTGAGCAGAAACGGCAGAAACGTGCAGGCCGCGATCCAGGTAGGTACGGTCTGCACGCCATGCAGGTCCAGCGCTGAGCCGACGCGCCCCATGTTAACGTAGTTCAGATCGACGCCGTCACAGAAGGCGTGGCACATCTCGCCTGGGGGAAGGCCGATCAATTTCCCGGGGGCGGCGCTCCCCACCAGGATGTAGAAGCCAGTAGAACCGGCCGGGGCGCCGCTCGCGATGGTGCACAGGTTCCAAAAGATGAAATATCCAGCGCGAGGGATCGTGATCGTGATGTTGGCGCTGATCACCCCGGTGCATTTGATCAAGGCGCTCTGCGACTGATACGGGCCTGACCACGCGGCGCCGCTGTTCGGCGGCGTGCTCAAGGTCACATTGGCATTAGAAAGCGACAGCGTCGCCACGTTCGCGAACATCGAGTCTTGCGCAGAGGAATTCGCATTTACTGGGGAGTCCCAAGTGCCCGAATCTGAACCACGGGTCGGAACGTAAAACCCAAGGTTACTGGTTTGTGGGTCGGCCATGGTTCCCCCTCATTTTACGGCAGGCATGCGCGAGGCAACCATTTTCTTGGCTCGCCATACCAGCTTTCGGCATTCCTCCAGAGCATCAACGATTTCGCCTTTCTGCCCCTCATGCCGCCGCGTCGGAACGCCAGGGATGGTCTCTGAATCTGTCGACACAATTCCTGGAAAGTTTTCTTGTAATCCACCATCTAATTCGACGAGCAAAAGATGAAGGTTATTTGCAAAATAGAGGATAAGGTCGTCAACCGTTGCTCTAGTGACACCTCCGCCTGTGTCATTTCGAGGAAGCGAAAACGGTGCGTCTGCAAGCATTTTCATGCTACCTTTCTATGACTCGTCCTATTGCGCTCGCGGCGGCGTTGCGATCGGTGACGGCTGCTTGCTGTTCCAGACCATCGAGGCGTAGCGCTTGCGCTGCTCCTCGGTGTTGGCCGACTGCCACAAGTCTTGGTAGTGCTTCGTCCAGCTAGCGGACCCCTGCGGATCGTCCGCAATTGCCCCGAAGTCTTTCATGTAGCCGTAGCCGAAGATCATAGCCTCGGCCAAAAACAGATCCGGCAGGTAGTTCGTAAGATACGTGGTCGTGTTGGTGGGCGAGAGCGGCGTTGGCCGGATGGTCCCGGTCACCTCAACTGTGTAGGCCGAGTCCGGCGGCGGTCCGACAAGGACCGTCTGGTCGGTGAGCATCCCGTAGTATTCGGGGTAGGATGGCGTGGTGTTCGGCGTGTCCGATCCGTAGACGAAGTCGATGTACTCGCGCGAGGCCGGAATCAAGGCGCGGCGGGCGCCGCTAAGATCGATGACGCTCATGGACTCAGTCACCACGAACCGCCCCGCCCCGCTCGGCAGGATGAAGTTGCGGCTGTTCATGGTAAACGCGCCGGTCTGGCGAACGATGGTCGCTAGAAGATCAAGCTCGCGGTAGATGCGCTGCTCGGCGTCGTCGATGACGTTCGGAAGGTTGGTGAGGAAGTCGGTGTTAGTCGCGGGGATGACGAGCATGCCCGCAAGCGACTGAACGAAGCCGTTGTAGTCGTACGACATCCTCCGCTAAGCCCCCGCTCCGCATCCGATTCCCCGGAGGCCTTTATATCACTTGTCAGGCGCCCCAATGGCAGATTTCGGCAAGCTGTTTGCGAAGCGCCCTGGTCGATCTGGTGTGATACGCCTTGTAGCGATCGATGTCCCGCTTCTGCTCTTCGAGAGGATAAGCAGAATCAGGACGGACGACGCCGCCTCTGTAAGCAAAACGCCTGGGGGGTGGATCGTTCGGCCCGTACCCACTATTAGCCATCCGGTGATGCTCCGCGCATTCCTCGAATGTCGGCCGCACACCCAAAATGGACATCGGCCCCCCGGGCATAGGAAAATCGATCTTCTGGTGATACGCGGCGCCGAACATCTCCCGCATAGTCTCTTCGACGGCGCCGATCTTCGACAGCGGTCCTTCATGCGACCAATATGCGCCGAAAGCGCTCTCCCCGATCGGCCATGATTGAACACGCATGATCGGATCGAACTTGATGCCCCGGAGCGGCACGAGGTTGCTGGCGGCAACCACGACTGGCGCCGCCAGAGCACCCGTGAGAAAGAAGCGGCGGGAGATCATTCCTCGATTGCCATCGGCACCATGCGGCCGATTTCCTTGATTACCTTCGGAGCCTCGCGGATCATTTCGCCTACAGGGGTTTTACCCAAACGCTGCTCGGCTTCCCTGATCTGCTTGTTGGCGGCATCGTGCGCCTCGGCGCGCGCCTCGTTGGTGAACTCGACCGGCCGGTCCATCAGGATCATGCCGCCCTTGACGATGTGCGGGACGTTGTAGCCCGGCGGGATCCAGCTCGGGTGGCGGGAGGGCGGAACCGGCTCGAACCCCTGCTCGCGCATCTGGGCGAGGTAGTACGGGTCTTCCTGGCCATTCACGCTGAACCGCTTCCACTCATAGGTCAGGCCGTCCGGGATTTCCTCGATCGGGACGAAGAACTCATCCCGCTGCACAAGGCCCTTGCGCAGTCTCGTGCGCGCGCGCGGAGGAACGTGCTCAGTTCCGCGCTTGTCTTCGGCCCGAAGATTCTCGGTCGAGACATGCTCTGTCGGCCGGGCCGCCATCGGCACCTGCGGTGTTCCCGTCTGTGACGTTTTGCCTTGCCCCGGTCTCGTGCCGCCGGATTGGCCAGTTGGAGTATTCATCGAAGCCCCCGTTTTCCCGTATTACGGAATCAATGATTATCTAATACACTGTGATTATCAGTGTGTTAGCCGCCCGATTTTCCCCTCGGCCTGGGCCTTCAGAAACTCTTGCGCGTAGACCTTGAAGGCGCGTCGCCGGTGCGCATCATCGTCCTCGCCGGGTTTGGCTGGATAGGAAAAGAGCGCGGTTTCCTGCTGCTGCGGCGAGAGGCGGACCGAGCGCATCGAGCGCACCGGCGTGCCCGCGGCTGCAAGCGGTTCATTTGTCGGCGGAGCCGATGGCGCCGCCCTGCGGGCCGGTGCGGCCGGCACGGATGCTGCTGCCTTCGATCGCGGGTCAGCCGCTGCCGAAGCCTCGCCGCTAGCAATGCGCTTTTCGAGGTGCTCGAAATACTCCGACGTGTTCGGCGTAATGCCTTTGTCGACGGCATCGTAGTGTGCCGCCATCATCGCGTTGTTCTTCTTTTCGTTGCCACCCGCGATCGGCGGCGCGCACTCGGGGTGCGCACGAAGCCAGTTCTGGGCCACTGGGGCAAAATTGCTCGCTTGGATGTAATGTTCGAGCGGAGAGAGCGTGGTGAACGGTCGCGGTTCGGTGGTCCCCACCCCGGTCCGCTTGCCGGACTCCAGGGCCGTCTTGCGGTTGTTGAAATCTCGAAGCTCGGCTGTGGCGTTGCCGATCGCCTCTTGCGCGTCGACCATCTTGTCCACGTCGCCGGATTCATGGGCCGCCTTGAGTTCGGCCTTGGCCGAGGCGAGCGCCTTCTGGGCGTTGGCAAGGCCGGTCGTGACCGCGGTCATCTCGCCACTGGCAATGGCCTCGCGGGCAGCAGCGGCTTCCTGCTCGGACTGCTGCGCCATCCGCGTGGCTTGGTCCGCACGCTGGCGTTCCGCGGCTGCCGTGGCTTCGGCGGCTGCACGGCGGCGGCGCTCTTCCTCGATCTTTGCCTGGGCGTCTGCAAGGGCGTCTGTCGTGGCAGCCGAGGCCGCTGGTGAGACTACGGCACCCCCCTCACCTGCCCCCTTCGCGCCCTCGCCAGCGCCTGTAGCGCCTTCCGTGCCCTCTCCCGCGTCCACCTCGACGTCAATGATGGTGTCGTCAGGAACTTCGATTGCCGCTTCCCCAGCCATGGGTCACTCCCCTTTTTGGGCTTGGTCACATATTTCGATCATGCGCCCTGCAAACTCGCGCGCGATTGACGGAGACATCTTGAACATTGCCCGCTCAATGGCGCCGTCAACGCCGATGCAAACGGCGATTTCCGTAGTCGGATCAATGTTGAGGCCGCGATGATCGGTCTCGGTTATCACCGCACCGACTGAAAGCACATGAGACAGGTTCGGTCCGCCCAATACCCGCTCCGGCTTTGGATCGCCTAAAAAATCCGCCAATTTGTCCCCCTTCGGTCAGTAGACGATGTCAGGCGCCGGAAGGCCCATGTTGATATCCTGATCGCGGACGATGCGGCACAGTTGGCCATTGAGCACCATCTTGCGACCGTCGGTCACCCACAGCGAAATCCACTCGCCGATCTCGACCTTGTCGGGACCAAAATCGAACATGGCGTCCGACTTGAAGCAGGAATGCCCCATCATGAGCACGAGGGCGGACTTTCCCTGGTGCTCGTCCTCACGCCGGGTCTGATCGGAAAGGTAGAGGGTGTTCCCGCCACCAGCGTCCATCTTTTCCGGCCGCTGGTAAATGGCGACCAGAAGGCGGTTGCCAAACAACTTGCATGGCTTGCCATCCCTCGGGTCAGTGACCGGATCGCCAAGTTTCGCGATCCCAATGCGATCGAGGATTTCCTGGATCGGGTCCACATCGTGGACCGCTCGACCTAGCCCCTTACGCTGCGGTTGCTGTTCAGCAAGCTGCGCGCGTCGCGCCCGAGCTACATTGCTCGGCACGATCAATGACCCTTCCGCCATCGTGTGAAAGCCCCCTAAGCCGCATCTGGCTTGCGTCCGTATCGGTCGCGCTCGATGTCCTCACCCCATTGGAGGACGTCGTGCAAAGCCTGAAGATAGCCTATTTGCCATTTGTGCTCAGCAAAATCAACAGCGGAACCCGCAAGCATCTGCTCTACCCGCAGATCTCGCTTCTCGCGAATGACCCGATCGAGATCACGGAAGAACGGATCAATGATCCGGGCCGGGTCCATTAAACCTCTTGTGTGCGGCGGTCCGGGTGCTTGCGCATCCACTCGGTTTTCTCAAGACGGCCTACACCGGAAACCGAGCCACCGCTGAGGTGGGGCATGTGCCTGCCCTTGGGCTTGTGGCCCTCGCCCTCGCTGGCAACCACCGGAGCCTTGAGGCCCTGTTCCTTGCGGGAGTGCGCCATCATCTCATCGCCGCTCGCTGAACCACCGATCGAGCCGCCGTCCTTGCGAACGAGGTGATGCTTCTTCAGCGACTTCTCGATCAGCGCTTTGTCCTCGGCTTCGTCGCTATGAACCCGCCCGCCGTGCTTGCGGGGCGGAAGCACGCCGGGCGGGATACCGCCGGGAGCGCCCGGGGCCATCGGCCCTGGCATCGGCGCGGGCGGGACCATCGGCCCGGCACCCATGGGCGGTCCAGCCGGACGGGCCGGCAAGGC